AGCGTTGACTAAAATAGTTTTCTCAATTTCAATGCATAAATTATCAATATAAGTTCCATTGTTAGGAGTTGAAGTAACTGCACTCGGAAGTGGTGCTTCACTCGCTAACGGAATGTATAAAATATTCTGTTTATTGAAATACGATTTATCAACTATTTGAGCCATCTTTTACTTTTTTGCTTTTGGTTTATCTTCTTTTTTTGCCGTCTTTAGTTGTGCTATTTTCAATTCATTTATAAAAATGCTTGAAATATCTTTACTAAAAGTCTTTACTTCTCCTTTTTTAATATTCTCAAAATCGGCAGTAAATTCGATTTCTATATCTGATTTTGCCATATTATAAAAATATTAAGTAGTTGCTAATGTAGCTAAAGCGGTTGTAATATTAGTACATTTTAAGAAACCAGTTTTATCAACATTTCTAATTAAGAACAATAATCTTACTCTCGCTTTTAATGTTTTTAAATCTCCTACGAATTGAGTACCAGAATACCCCTCTGAAAGAACAACTCCACTCATTTCGTAAATTCTACCAAATCTACCATCTCCAACTACTAAAGTATTATCAGCTAAATTGTTGTCTTCAACAATAGCTAAACCTGCAATAGTTCCAGTTTCAGAGTCAAACATATAATTGTTGTTTGCATCTTTTTTTAAGAAATATCTATCAATTGTATCAGAGTTAGCAGCTACGAAATCAGGAGCATATTTAGAACCTCTTGTTTTTACAATTGCAGTTCTCATTTTACGAACTAAATCTTTAATATTTGCATCTGTAATAGAACTAGCTACTGGCGTGTAAGCTGGAGAAGCTGTGTAAAGTCCTTCAATATCCGAAGCACCACCAGCACCAACTGCAATCTTATTATCAATAACAGTAGAAACGTTTACATTTAAGAAGTTGTTTAATTCAGCAGCGGCTAAAACTTCATCTTCCATAAACTCCTCTGATACTGGCAATGTGTCACCAATTTTGATAAGTTTTTTAGAGTATTCAGCAAATGCAGCAGTACTTTCTGGAAACGTAGCACCTTCAGCAACAACCGCTGCGGCTCTTGCAATTGTAGCCTCATCCCAATCGATATAAGAAATAGTACCGTTGTGATTTCCTTTCGCTACTGGCATTTTTGTAAAGAAGTCATATAAAGCACGTCTTTTAACTCCTAATTGCCCAATATCAGATAATCTTACTGCTTCTGTATTTCCGACAATAGACGCTCTTAAAGTAGCTGCTTTAATAACAACTTCTTTGTTTTTATCCCCTTTTACAATAGAATTAATAGATTCTTTATTTTCTTTAATCTCTTCCGCTAAAGTTTTAGAAACTGTTTCCCCTTTGTTTAAATCCATTAACTTTTCAGCTAATTCGTTTAAATCTGCTTTTAAAGTTTCTAATTGTTCAGCAGTTGCGCCTTTTTCAGCGTTTTTGATTTCTTCTTTTAAAGCATCGTAATCCGCTTTTGAAACTGTTTCGTTTTTCATTGCGTCAATCTTTAGACCCAATTCTTTGATAATTTCTTCCATCTTTTTTAAAATTTGTTTAATAATTCTTTTAATAAATCTTGTTCTTTTTGAGTGTTATCTAACGGCTCGTTTTGTGTTTCGGGTGTGATTGTATCGGCATCCGTTTTATTTTCTTGTATTACTTGTCCTGTTACCTGATTTGAGCCATATAAAACAAAGCTTGACTCTTTCTCGTTTGAAGCTTCTAATATCGCAAAGAAGTAAGGTATATACTCAAAATCTTCTTTATTAGCTATGTATTCTAAATACTTATCATAATTCTTTTTAAATTCCGCATCGTCTGGATCATTTGAGTCTAAACAAAAAACGAATTTAATATACTTCATTCTTACTGAACCTTGCAACTCGTCGCCACTATCTAACCATTCTTTTACAACAGGTATTTGAACCTTGTCTTTAGGGAATTTATAAATAAGTATTTCCGTATTTCCGTTGTAATTTTTACCTAAAATAGAGAATGGAACTTTAGCAGTAAATATCTCTACATATTCTTTTCTTACAACCGTGTTTAATACTTCTAATTCGTGGTCTGTAACAACGTAATTCTTAAATTGCTTCTCTTGTATAGTCTTTTTCCAAATGCCGTCGATATGCACGTCCTCGTGGCTATCTAAGATACGAGTTGAATTAAAAGCCACATAATAAAACGCATCATCTAATTTTAAGGCCTTTTGTTGTTCAATATCAAACTTAGAAATATCAATAGCTTTCATGTTAATTGATTGACCTTTTTTGTAAGACTCGTAAATCTTAGCTTTTTTCTGGTCTTCAATAACTGAAAGGTTTTCTTTTAACGCCTTAAATAAATCTTCTTTAGTAGAAAATTCTTTCTCTGGCAAATAATGTGATTTATATGTCATCTTTCTTAACCTCTTTATCGTTAATTAAAATCTGCTTTCTTTTATCTAATGCTTTTTTAACCTCTGGTGAAATATCCTTTTTCTCAAGCATTTTATCTATTTCTTCTACTTTCATAACTTTAAATAATTATAAGTTCTACTATATTTTCATCAGATGTAACTAATATTTTATTTCCGTTTTTTTTTCTTTCTTCTAACCAGTTAATCAACTCCTGAATGTATATTTCTTTGTTTTTACATAAAAAAATATTATTTAAATTTAAATCATTACTCATAACTTTAAGTTTTTAATGAAGTTATCACTCATTTTCTTGGCGTCTACTAAAGATAAAGTTTGGTTTTCGATTGCTATCTTTAAACTATTCTGAAACTCTGTAAATGATTTTATCTTCTCATTAATCAATGTTTGCATAATTGGTAAATGGTCAAATGAAGCTATTAATCTTTCGTCTTTTTCTAATAAACCAAAAGAAGAAGATAAACTATTCATTGTATTGTCTGCACTTCCTTGTATTGAGTTTTGAATCCAATTGATAATTCCTTGATTTTGATTTTCAAATGTACTATCCTTTGCAAAGTAATTTAAAACCCCTTTGTTAAGTTCAAAAGCTAACAAACACTTATTAGCGTCATCTGCAAATTGCTCATCTAAATACAAACGTTTCATATCGCTAACCAAGTGCTTATATTCAATTGCAGCGTTTGTAGTTATAACGTCTTTACTATTTAAAACATTCTCAATAGCTTTTCTATCTCCTGGTTGTATTTGAGCTTCCATACCAGTACTTTTATTCGTACCGATATACTTTGCTGAGAATTGTAAATTCTTATGCTTAGATGTTAAATTTTGCTCAATATTCTGCAATACTTTTTCAATTGATTGCACACGGCTTGGAGCCGTAAACCAACTATTGCATTTTAATCCGTTTGCTAAATCATACAACGGAATCAACTCAGAAAGTTTAATGTTGTATTGTATATTATCTAAAGTGTATTTAATTATTCTGTCCTGAATAGCTTTTGCGTCGTCTTTTTTAAACACAAATTTATTAACCTTGTTCACATCGTTAAAATCTATTTCACTTGGAATAAGATTATATAATGACTTAGGTAATTGAGTTGATAAAGGTTTTATTTGATAAACGTAATTATTTCCAGCACATGATAAAAACCACATCTGCTGAAATAAGAAATCTTCTTGGGATTGAAAATAATTAGGTTGTTTTAGGAGTTTAAGTACTTCTGAATTTTTAATTTCTTTACCGTTGGCGTCTACGTGAGTGATTGCCATTTGTGAATACATTTTAGAACGTAAAGAAATAATAGTATTTAAAACTGGGTTTTCTAAAGAAATTTTAAGATAGTCTGAATAATTAACAAATCCATCGCCACCAAGTAACTGATAAGACATAGTCCCATCAATTGAGCGTTCGATTCTACTGAATATTTTAGTGCCAAATAGGCTAAAAGACTTTTCTATCATAATAAAAAACCTATGTTTCACAACATTAGTATATGCAAATATATAAAATTAAATTAAATATTCTTAAAAGTTAATGCTTTTTTTTCAAAATAATCTATTATTTCTTGATTTATGCAATGCTCATCATAAAGCTTCATTGATTCAATAAATAACATAATTGCATTATATTTCATTCCTAGCTCGTTATTAACGTGCATTTTAGTTATTTCTTTTTTATATTCTTCTATAAAACAACTTCTAAATACTATTTCTAATTGTTGTAATGTTTGTTCGGTTTCAATTTTATTTAATTTTGGAAATGTATAAAAACCATACTCGTCTTTTTCTAATTCTTTCATAATAAATAATTTTAATTAACTTAAATATCTTGTTCTTCTGTACCAACTCGCAACGTATTTAATTGCGTCTAAAAGGTGGTCGTCTGTTTGTTCTGGTTCATCTAATTGAACGCCTTTTGCAATTCTCCAACTATAAGTGTCATACTCGTTTTCAATATTCTTTGAACTTTTAGTATAATAAATTTGATGTTTCTGAATTGTTTCAATACCTGATAAAATAGAACCAGCGCCCTTCATAGCTGGAATAGCATTATAACCAGCGTTTATTAATTTTTGCCTTTCTGTTTGATTTAATTCATTACCAACATCGCAAATTATTTCTATCTCTTTTGATATATTTAGTTTGTCTAATTCAATAGCTAAAGTGCCTGGCATTTGATTAAGTGGCTTGTAAAGTATTTCTTTAAAAAAGAAAGTTTTATCACCATCAAACTTCATTTGCACCATTGCACTAGGCGAAGAAAGTCCGAAATCTAAACCATAAAATGAAGAATAAGGCAACATATCAAATTCTGTATCTTCAATAACTTTCCAATTATGATAAATCTTATTAGGTTTTTCAGCTTTTAATCCTTTTGCATAAACTAAATGTAAATAATCGTTAGACGTTCCTTGTTGTTCGTTAAATAAAGCCCTTTTAAGTTCTTTTATTTGCTTTTCTGTAAACTTATATGCATTATCGTTAAAGTTGTAATTAAAAGCATTTGTAGTTGTTATTAGTTCGCTTTCTACTACTTCTGTAAATCTAACGGGTAAATAAGACTCAATTTTTATCTTTTGTTGTTCTGGAATAAAGGGATTGTCTTTATATGTTGAATGTATGACTATTGCGTTATCTCTTTTTGCAACGTCTTCAATCCAATGATTGTTTTTAGGGTTCCAATCGATAATAATATAATCGCTGGTACGCATATCAATTTGATTAAAAGTATCGACTGAAAACTTATAAGGTTCGTTTAAGTGTGCAATGTTACCTTGAAAACCGTGTACTCTATTTTCTTCATCCCCACCCATAAATTCAATTGTAGCGTTATTCTCAAAAGTAAATATAGATTCTGTTTTATTGAAAGTTACTTTATCTACATAAGGAAAAGTTGGTAATGCTTTTTTTAAATCGGCTAAAATAGTCATTTTGCAATCGGCTTTAGTTTCTCGCCAAATTGATATTCTGAAATTAGGATTTTCTAAACCAGCAAGCCAATGAGTTTGTAGTATTGAGTGTGTTTTTGAAGAACGAGAAGAGCCCGTATTTATAATGTACTTATACTTACGGGTTCCGTCTTCATTTTTTGCCTTTATAGCATTATGGATTTTTTCAAATACAACAGTTGCTTGCATTAATCATTTTCGTTTCTAACAATAGTTACTTTTACTTCTTGTGGTGTTGAAATTTTTTCGCCACCGCTTGTAATATCTGTCTTATCTCCGTACTTTTTAGGATTCAATTTAGACAATACCCATTTTCGCGTGTCAATTCTTATTCTACTGCGTGCTACGTATTCACCATCCATAACCTCGCCATGTTCAACTACTTTTCTATCACCAGAAGAATCATCAGCAATATCTATAATCTCGTCAAAGATTATATCTGCTCTAACTTGTGTCGCGCGCGCGTATTGTTTCGCTTTTTCTTCATTACTATCTAACCATTGATAGAAAGTTGAAGTACTTGGCATATTGTCATCTTTTAAAATATTACGTAAAGCGCGTCCTTTTTCAATCTCTAAACAAACGTAATTAAATACTTCTGTTACTTCTTTTTCTGAATATGCCATATTAATATTTTCTTTTTAAGTAATAACTGAACTCTAAAGTGAAAAATATCCAGCTTAGATATAAAGTAATACTTTTTTCGTTTTTATTAAAATCTCTTTCTAAATGAAGTATAGGTGTTATAAATATAAATTCATTTCCTTTATTCCATCTATTGTATAGGTTAGTAAAGTATAGTTCTAATCGTTTAGTTTTAATTATTTTATATTCGTATTTCATAATTACTCTGTTATTATTTGCCAACTACCACCGTTAATGTGTTTACAGTTAGTTATTAGACAAAATATTTTTGTTTTTGAGTTATCTTTTACATTTACAAATGCGCCATCAAAAAAACTTATTACTTCATATTTCTTCCCTTTAGTAATATCTACTCCGTTATCACTTGGAATAGCGTAAGTAGTTTTAATTCCTAATAGTTTTTTTAGTGTTTTCATTTTTATAGTAATTCTTTGGTGTAACACCACCATTCAACATCTTCTTTCTTAATATCTTTTTCTGTATGCATAGCATCATTACAAACTAAATAACCATAATCTAAATCAAAAAACACAGAAATAAATAATAATTCATTTCCTTTTTCTTTTAATAGTATTTGACTATTGTAAGTTGGTAATTCTAAATTTAGCTGTTTTTTCACTATTCCCATAACTTCAAAATTACAAATTATTTTTTGATTATCAATTATTTATTTTAATTCAATTCTAATATTGAATGGCACAAACCTATATTGATTATAAGTAACTTTAAGATATTTAGCTTTTAGCTTTACATTTTCTAACATATCATTACCTAAATAAAATAAAGGTTTATTTTGTCTGTAATCTACAAATCCTTCTTTCCATCTTTCAAAAGTAAACTCTTTTTTAAATAAAACTTCATTATATATTTGCATAGGATTTCTTTTTAAATGACCACAAAAATAAACATACAAATCTAAATAATCTTTTTGGAATAGTTTAAATAATTCCATCTCTCTATAAATATTATCCATAATATTTTTAATTAATCATTAAATCAAACATATTTTTATTTATGTCTCGAACTTGTGTCCATTGGTTAGCTGAAATATTCTTTACTGGTATTCCCCAAACATCATGTTTAAAAACTTTGTTTTTACGTAGGTACTCTGCAAGTTTTAGATTTGACATTAACGCTTTGCTTTTATCGAATTTCGTTATTTCTGTTGGTTTTTGAGCATAACTAACTCCATCGTTAAACATTTTATTATCTTTCAAACTCTTGCTTAATGCTCTTGTCTTCTTTAATTGTTTTTCGTATTCTTCTAAACAACCTTTTTCTTTCGATTTAAAGCCTTCAAATATTAATTTAATCCATTCGTCTGTTTTAAATAATTCTCCTTTCTTAAGAAGGTTGTAAACGTTATCTCGTCCACATCCTAACTCTTTCGCAACTGTCTTGTATCTGCTTGTGATATTTCCTTTTAATTGGTTTATTCTGTCTTCAGCATAAAACGCTCTTAATGCTACGTAAGGAATAGTTCTATTTTTTTCTGTTATGTCTATTCCGAATACTTTTTGTATTTCTTTTGTGTTTTTGTACATGGTTATAGTTTTAAAGCATTTATATCAATCGCCAATCCTTTTTCAATTAGTCCGAATACGTCGAAATATTTTGAGAATAAATACTCAACCATTACATACGGTGCTTTTAACGTCCAATCTACTCCTTTGTTTTCGTATGTTAAATAATCAATATGAGAATCAAAACCTTCTAGTTCTAATTCTTTTCTTGTAAGGTCTGAAAGCGGACGAAGGATTGGAAATACATCTTCAATATCATATTGTTCATTTACGGTTCTTCCTTTTTCATGTAAATCAACATCTGTAAAGTCTGTAATTCCTTGTATGTCAAAAACTTTTTTATCTTCTCCTTGTGCTAAACATTTTAATTTATAAGGCAAATATGGTGCTAAATGTTTTAATTCTAATTTCATAATTTAAATTTTATAAACAACAAAGTTAAAATCGAAGTTCGGCACACTTGATGGATTTGAATCAATTATTACATCAAAACTATTTAGAGTTGCGTTCGTGTACGATAAGTGTCTTAACTTCCCACATAGTAAAATTACGTAGTTATTATCGATTTGCGGAACGATAAACGCAACTCGGTATGTTGTGTTATTAATCTTTGTTGTTGTTGCTCCAAAGCCTTTTAAAAGCGTTCCTGTGTTATCGACTACTCCCATGCAAATACTTTGATATGGAGCGGTTGTTAAAACTCCATTTGTATTGCTTTCTACCGTTCCAGTTGTAAGACTCCTAACTCGTGTTGTGCCATTTACGTCTAGTGTGTTGCTTGGTGTTGTAGTTCCGATTCCGACTTGCGACATTGCAAGTATTGGAAATAGTAATATAATTAGTTTTTTCATATTTTAATAAATTGGTGGTTTTGGTAAATATGTCCAGTGAGTTATTTCTTTTGTTAAAATAGGATTTCCACCGTGAACAACAAATGAATTTCCACACCAATACCCAGTTTTTATTATTGGTTTTAATCCTTCGCTTTCTTTCTTAAAGTGAAGTAAAACAACTTCAAAAGCAGTAGGTAAATCATTTTTTCTTTCAATTTTTATCCATTCGTTGTTTGTTTCTATTCCTTGAAGTGATTTAGGTCTTTTACAATCATAATTCCCAATTCTTTTTGATTCATTATCTTGAGGAAAATATAGGTAATAATCAAAATTTTTAATCCAGCCGTTTTCATCACATAGTTCTAAAGCCACATCTGAATAATCACCATACGCTTCTTTTATTTTATCTTGTTTTTTCATTTGATTAGTTTTTAAAGGTTTCGTTATATATGTCTTCAAAATCATTATTTTTTAAAGTATTGTAATTACAAGCTTCTTTTGCAAAATCAATAATCTGTTTCTTTTCTAATTCTTTGGCTTTAATAATTGATTTTTCTAACTCAATTTCATCAAAACAATCTTCATCATATATTGGATTTAGTTTCCAATTATGAAATTTAATTATTTCTTTTTGCAACCATTCAACTGCCGTTAATTTATTTTCTGTACTCATAATTTTAGTTGTTTAATTGCGTTAGGTGTTAGTGTTTTTATTTCTACAATAATCTGTATTTGCTTTTATACATAATTTGCATCTACATTTTTTATTTCTGTATTCATACAATGTTCCGTGAGTAGCTTCTTTTTGTCTTATTCCTTTATTCCAAGGAGTACAACCTTTTTTTCTTTCAGACATTTTATCTTTTGTTTCTTGTGAAAGTTTTTTATCTTTCCAATATGGATTTTTTAATCCATTCTCAAATGCGTGTTTTATGTTTTCACTTTGAGTACACCATTCTAAATTTTTATAGTTATTATTGAACTTATTACCGTCTTTGTGATTTACACAAGGTTTGTTTTCTTTGTTTTCTATAAAGTGAATAGCTACTAATCTATGAATTAAAAAATGTGATTGACGCTTATTCTTATTTAAACCAACCATTAAATATTTACCAATTCTTGGCTTTATAATTTTTGATTTATTTACCCTTAACCTAATACCATTTTCGTCGTAAATTACCCTTTCTTTTGAAATAATGTCTCCAATATTACTTATTTGATAAAATTCCTCATAACCATTAACGTCTTTATATAAAATACTTTCCATCTTTTTTTTTATCAAATTTACAAAAATAAATTAATACAAACAAGCTAAAGTAATTATTTTTTAAACAATTCCATTATTTCACTTACTTTTTCGTCGCTTCCTAAAATTGCGGTTAGTTGTTCTTCTTTGGTGGGTTCGAGTGGTTTGCAAAAACTCCAATAAACAAGTTGGTCATCATACCAAGCAATAGTTTTAATTCCTCTTTTACCTATTACTTTTCTTTTGTGCCATCTTTCTTCGTTATCACTAACCAACATCATAACTCCATCGCTTAAAGTTGGTATTTCATCCTCTACTAAATGAGCTTCTATTTGGTCGGCTGGGTATGCCCAATATACATTTTTAAATTCAACTGCAAAAGATTTATTACAATCGTTATATTTTTTAATAATTCCTTCTTCGCAAATGTTTCTGTCCATTTCATCATCGTAAAAAATAATATTGTTTCCTTCAAACTTAAAGCCTAGAACTTTTCTCCCTATTAATTTTTCTGGATTTTTCATAATGTTATTTTTTTAGTGTTGATATATATTTCCTGCTACTTTGATTATACTAAAATTTAAACTTTCTAAAGGGATAAAAGTATATTTGCCATTAATTCCAAATGAAGCATTTTTAAAAATAACTTCTTGTCTTTCAAAATCATCTTCAAATAATAAAATGTCACTCTCGTAAATCTCTACTCCGTATTTATCTTTTAATCCAGTAAATTGCATAACAATATTATTTAATACTTGGTCTTTATAAATAAATATGTCTTTAATACTTATTCCTTGTGTTATAAATTTTGAATTTTCAACCCAAAATCTAAATTTAATTTCTCTATTCATATTTTTTAAATTAAAAAATCCTTTTCAATACTCACACCATTCGCACTGGTGTTTTCTTAAAAAGGATAAATTATTATTTTGTTGTCAGATAGTGCGAATATCCTTTTTGACTTTTCTTTTATAGTCCACAACTAATGCTATTGAATAATCGGAGACCTTGTTTAGCAAATCTACAAATTAAAATTGAATTAACAACTGTTTTTGTGAATTATTTTAAAATAAAGTTGGCTCTTTTAAAATTTTTTGAACTCTGTCATTTGAAATCTTAACGTGTTTTTCTGTAATCTCATAACCTATAAACTCCCTTTTTTCTTTTACTGACATCGCACACTCTGTTCCACTTCCTGCAAATGGCACTATAACTAAATCATTTTCACGTTAACATGTTTTTATTAATATTCTTGTTATTTTTTCTGGTTTAATTGTATCGTGGTCGTAGTTAGAAGTTTCATAATTTGGTATTCTAATAACATCACCTAAAAATAAATCATTGTTAAACGGTCTGCGTAAATCTTCGTATTCGGCTTTTAGTTCTTCGTATTCGGTTTTTAGTTCTTCGTATGGCTTCTGTAAATACTTGTTATTGCAATATTCTTTAATTATATTGTATTGCTCATCTGTTATTACATTATCGCCATTTAACCAATTAGAAACACATCCAGTTAATCCGCCTGTTTTACTTGGAAATAATTGTGCAATTTCTCTATTTGTAAATCCAGCGTTTTTAAATTCAATATTTAGATATTTAGAAAATGGATTTTTAGGTTTTAAAAATTGCTCAAATATCAATTCTCCGCCAGTTTTTTGTCCTCTTTGCTCATACATCAACAATCTTTCAGTAAGTGGTGCAAAAGTTCTTAAATCAGTATTAAATCTTATTTGTTGTTTATGGTCGTTTGTATTTTCCCAAACTATACTATTTAATAAATTAAAATGCTTATCAAATATAATTTGAGCGTATGCAATATTTTTAGCGTCTCCATACCACAACAAGGTACCATTATCTGCTAAAATTCTTTTACATTCAATAGCCCACTTTTCAACGTCTTTTAAATAGTCTTCAAACGTTTTCCAAATAAAATCAAAATCGCCTTTTACTTTGTAATATGGTGGGTCTGCAATTATTAGATTAGCGCACTTATCAGGTAGGCTATTGTCTAAAAAATTTAAATGATGCACTGTGTTTATTTTATCTGTTACTTTCATAATTTATTTTGTAATTAATTTATTAAATCTATCTAATATCGCTAAATGCACGCATAAATTAATTTCGTTAGCACTAACTTGTTTGTTGTATCTAGTCACTTTTCCGTTATCCGAATATAAAATATACCAACTCCATTTTTTAGTAAGTTCGTCTTTCATGTACTCTGGAAATACTTTTATGCCAGCTTTTATAAGTTCGTAATTCTGTTTACTTACGTCTGGTAAATTTGTTATTTTAACTCGCTTTGCCATTATTCAACTTGATAAGGTAATCCGTTTTCGTTTACGTGAAAATTAAATGGTTCAAAATGATAACCTCTTGAATATGGATTGCTAACTGCTATTGTTCCATCTTCGTTTTTATCCAAAGATATTACATTCTCGGCTTTTTTTAATACATAAGTTCCCAAATGCCCTAAAGGTTTTCCAGTTGTTCCAGACTTATGTATAACAGTTACAATGTGTATTCCATATTCGTAAGTCCATTTAGTTAAATAATCTGAAGCTTCTTTAGACATCATAATATCATTTGTATTTTCTACTAAATCCGCTATTCCATCAATTGAAACTACCTTAACTTTTTTATCGTATAAAGTTGATTGATTAGCTAAACAATGGTCAATCAATTTTAGTCTTTGTTCACTTGGTAAGTTACGAGTAATATAACATTTGTAATGCGGATATAAACCACCTACCATATCTGAAACACGTCTAAAGGTTCTTTGTGCATAATACGCCCCTTGTTCAGTATCAAAATCCAATATAGTAAAATCTTCTTTACGATGGCTTTTTATGTTTGGAAATAATTTATTTGTATTACCTCCGATATAAGCACCAATAAAAGCGGATTTTAAAAACGATTTTTTATTTTTACTTTCTGCTATTATTGCTGAAAATTCTCCAGAAGACCATAAGCAAGTAGGGTAATCAATCCCTTTGTAAGGGTGTGTTCCAATAGATAGCAAAATGTCTGGCGGTGTTATTTCCTCGCTTAAATCTACATAACTACTTACTTCGATTTCGTTTAAGTCAAACCCTAAAACGTTTTCTTCACTTATTAATTCATCAAAATTTACGTCCATTATGAATAGTTGTTAGGGTTTGTTATAAATTCGTTTATTGTTTTCTCAAATGATTTCTTTACGTTATCATAAGTCCAACTTTCAATAATCTTTTTACTAAATTCTTTTTCGTGTTTTTTAATTATTTTCAAATTATGCTCTTTGCTTTCTTTGTCTTGGACTAATTCAAAATTAACACCTTGATTTTCCATTAATTTTTGTAAAGATATTAAGTTTAGTTCAAAAGTTAGTTTTTCAATATGGCTCTGCAAATCTATATCTAAATCATGCTGCACTTCTTTTATTGCTTGGTTGACGTCTTTGTATCTAAGTAAACCGAAATACATATTTGCGCATACTATTTTAGCGAATAAGGTTTGTTCTGTTACTCTTAATTCTGTTAAATTATTAATTTCTTCTTGCAAAGTTTTTAAGGCTTCAAAATCTTCTTTAAATACTAATTTCTTTTCATATAGTCTTTTAAAAGTATTTCCTAATCTTGTAAAAGCTCCGTTTGATTTCCAACTCATAACTAAAATTTTAAAGGTATATGTGTTGTAGTTTGTTTTTTAACTTTAGAATACCATTCAGCATCAAAACCTTTCCAACTTTTCTCAACACACTTTTCTAAAACCTCGTTTATAGAATAACCACTTTTTTCATATTGAGTAACAAATTTATTAAAAGCAGTTTTTGTATTTACTGCATCTTTAGCCTTACGTACTTTTAACCATTCAGAAACTAATTCTTTTTCAGCACCCAAAGAAAGTAAAGAATTATAAAAACTAAAAGCCAAAGGCTTATTTATATTTATTACAGTATCATTATCATTAACATTAACAGTATCATTTACAGTTGGATTTGTTGAAGCTTGTTGAACACTTTCAACACTTGTTGGATTTGTTGAATTTTGTTCTTCGCTTTTCAACGCTCTTAATTCTGCTGAACGCTTACCAGCATCGCTCCTTTTTGCTTTTACTTCTTCAAATTTAATTAAATCTCTTTTTAATTGTAATTCAATAGGTTTCCAAGCAGTAAGAATTAATCTATCTTCTAATACAGGATTTTTATCATTTACATATTCTAATAAATGATTAAATAATACGCCTTTTTCTTCATTTGTAAGGTGTTCAATACTTTTAATTAAGTCAGCGTATAATACAAATGATTTTTTATTTTCAGCCATAACTATATTTTTTGTTTATTTAATTCAACAAATTCAATATAGTTTTTAATCCAAATACAAACAATTTGAATAGTTACTTTATCATCTTTACTCAAAGACCTTAAATTAAAATTTATAGCATTTTTAATTACTTTAAATCTTATTTCTTTAAATTCATCTATAATATCAATAATATAACGACTATCTTCATTAAAGTAAATAGATAGTTTTTCTTTTAAAAATTCTTTTCTTTTACCCATTAGATACCTCACTTTCTGTAATTTTGTTTATCTCTGTACGTAGTGTTTTAGCGAATTTAATAGCGGTGCTTTTGTCTAAATAAATTTCGTGCTTTTGTTTTTTTCCAAATAATTCAAAAACTTCCAAACATATTACAGAAGTTCTATTTGTTATTTCGTTTTCATCATTAAATGCAAGAAGTACATCGTTTGATAATTTTAATGAATAATCTTTATATTCACATAAAAATCTTAAGTCAATATTTGCCATAACATAAAGGTTTTGAGTTTACCTATAACTATTAAGTTAATAAAATGCAAAAAACCCATTGGTTAGGCTTGTGTCGAGAACACCACCCCAATAGGTTTTTGTATAATATCTTTAGTTGTCCGTAACGCTCTCGACTTCATTACAAGTGTAAAAGTAAACTAAATTTTTTAATCTCGCAAATCTTTGCGTAACTTTTTTACATTTTCCCTAATTTCTTTTAAATTTTCTAAATTCCAAACTTTGCTAAATTGCTTATCGATACTCGCCAGGCTTTGCAAATCGTTGTATTTCTTTATTCCTATTCTGTAAGGTAGGTTTAAAGAATATTGTTCAAAATTACCCTCTTTAAATAGATTACATTGTATGCAGCCAGAGTGAATATTATCTAAATTAAATCTTAATGTTTCAAATGATCCAGCAGCGTAAAAGTGTGATGCGTGAAAATCTTCACTCCATTGGCAACCGCACGCAATACAATTTTTACCTTTGTCCCTTTCTCGTACGTATGCGTGTACTAAAGTTTTAGTAACTAACAATGCACCAGAAATTCCTTTTTTTTCTTTTAGTTCCTTTTCTGCTTTCTCAAATTCTAAACGTGGCTTTTGTACTTTTGAAATACTTTGTTGCATTTTTATTTTACCAGGTTCAGAATTTAGCAACCAATTAGAATAACAACCACACATTTTTCCCAATCCGTAAATACGATTTTCAACTTTAGTCATTTTACCACAACCAAAACCGAATGCAATACCTTGACCTTTACATTTTTTTTCTTTAATCATAATTAAAAATGTTTTTGTATTTCTTCATCTAAAATATAGTTTTCAATTCCTAACCAATTACAAATTACTGTTTTTGATTTTTCATATAAGTCGTTAAATTCTGTTTCATCCATAGAACTGAAAGAAATACTTTTAACTTCTTGGGTAACTTCTCCTGTAATTGCGTTTTTGTGTTCTTCAAAAAACCCAGCGTGTTTAATAATATCTTTACGCATTTTTTCTTTGCAATTATATGCTTCTTGGTTTTCAAAGGCTAACTTTAGTAGTACAAAATATTTCTTATGAAAACGTATATTCCTTTTTTTAGTGTATTTTATTTCGAAATAACCATCTTTAGGCAGTTTCTTAAAACTTTCTAAATCTTCATCAAAAGCTGGTTTTAAAAGTCCGTTAATTGTTTTAACTACTAATATTTCCATCTATATAAAATTAGTTTTATGAATAGTAAATTTATCTGTTACAATTGGAAATTTTAAACGCGCTAAAGTATAATATTTTAAATTTTCAAATTCACAACACTTTTTTAAGTTTCCGTAAGTTTCTATTCTGTTTGATTGAATAAAAACTATTATTGATTGTCTTTGCATATTTAAATTTCGTTAAAATCCATCGGTATATTTGATATTACTAATTTTTCACGATACTTAAAATTAATTTTTTCTAAAACTCTAATTCTATTTTTATAGGATTCAATATCTTTTTCCATTTGTTCCCATTTTGATTTATTATCTAAATAAATAATAACTAAATCATCTGTTTCGGTAATTGTGCCTGACGACTTCTCATTTGTGCCTTGCCAAACTAATAAAATTTCTTTACTCATTTTTATTTTTTTTAAGATATAATTATTTTTTTTACTAAAACACAACCTAATCGGTAAGAATCACCAAACAATGTAATTCCGCAAAAACCTCTTTTTATATTATTATTACATACTGTTGTTATTTTGTTGTCAGTATGTAAAATAATATCCCCGTTTTTTATATCGGAGATATGTACTTTTTCTATTTTATATTTTAATAAATCCATTAGTAAATAGTTCTAATATATTCAGAAATTACCCTTACTGATGAAAAATTTTTAGATGCTTGTTCAAAATATAAATCTATCATTTCTTTTACATCATCAATGTTATTACCGTTTTTTATTAACATTGTTTCTACTTTGTTTTTTAGTACTTGAATTTTCATAATATTTATTTTTTAGTTGTTATTTCTTTTACAAATATACGACTAATTTTGATTGTACCAAATAAAAATACAATTATTTTTAAAATATTTGTAAAATAATTCAAAGATATAAAAAAACCCGCAAATTAATACGGGTTTATGTTAATTGCTAAAAAGGCAGGTTATCTAATTCTAAATCCACATCGCTTTCTGTTACTTCTTCTTCGATTGGCGTGCTTTCTTTTAAGTTTCCAAAATAGAATTTATCCTCTTTTGTAGCTCCTTTAAAGTTGCTTTGAAAACTTGCACAATTTCCAAATTTGTCTAATTCGTCATTTACCCAAACACGAACATTTAAATAAATTTTTCCGTTTTCTGTTTTAGTAAAGGCTTTGTTTCCTGCCTTTGCCATTTCTACTAATTTTGTGAAGTCAATGCTTCCGTAATAACTTGTTTTAACTGACATAATAATAAAGATTAAAGATTTAAATAATATTTTTCTAATTCTGAACTAACAGAATATTTTGTTTTGATTGCCTCAATAGTAGCGTTAGCTGTTTTAGCTTTGTCCATTACTTCTTTTGTGGCTTGTGGTTTATTTTGTACCGCTTTTTGACCATCATCATCATCAGCTCCAACACAAACAAACGACTGTAAAGAATAACGACGAGCGTAACTAATTCCGCTACCTTGCGCCTGGGCGTCGTTTTGTTTGTTGTAGATAATTTCCGTTAGACTTTCCAGCTTTTCGCCACTTGAATGTAGTAAAATTGTTTGTACAAAGTTTTTATTATCTAAATGCACAATAGGTTGAAGCACTACTATTTCGTTTGCATTTAGTATTGGAATAACAGCCTCTCTAATTGCGTTTAAGTCCGCATATTTAGATTTAAAAAAAGGATTTGTAGCTCCTTTTTTTGGGTTGCTCATTTCTGTTTGTGCTTTTAATAAAGCGGTTGCTATTTTTTGCATAAGATAAGATATTTAATTATTAAAGATTTGTAAATATAGTCATAATTTTTTAAAAACTAATACTTAAACTCGATTTTATTTGCGTGCTACTTACTTTTGTAACCTCTACTCCATCGCTATCGAAAATTGTTTCGTCTGATTTAGTGGCAGTTTTTACAAGTTCTTTTCTTTGTGCTAGTTTCTTTTCTAATTCAGAAACTAAATGATCCTCTGAAAAGTTTAATTTCTCGCCACCATTTCTAAAAGTACCTTTTAATCCAAACGCTTCAAAGTTTTCTTGTGGCAAACGTTTTAAAATTTCTGAGTTAATAACCTCTAAACTTTCACTTGCTCTTTTTGATTGCGAAAGTAATTCGTGAATATTATATTCTCCACTATCTAAAATGTTAGTAATAAAATTAGTTGATTGCTTAACTAATTCTTTTTTGGTTGGTAAGAAGTTTGTAGTTTCAATTTCTTCCATTTGCATCAATTCAAATAATCCTTTGCTCATAATTTCTATTTATTTAAGTTAATTTTAATAATTCCGATTGTACCTACTGCTGCTGCTATTGTGTACATAAGATTTCCAGTTTCTAAATACCCTACTATTCCGAAAAAAGCGAGTAGATAGATTATTGATTTAAGTAGTGTCATTTTAATTTAAAAGTTTTATCAATATCAATTCCGCCGTGTTTTTCTACAACTTGCTCTATAACTTCAATAGGTGTCCAACCATAAACTGTTTCTGTTGGGTTTAAAACACTTTCAGCATATTCATTAATAAGTATTTCTTCTTCACTTGGAAATCCTAATTCAAGACTACTATATTCTTTTACATCATGTCTCGGTTGGCAATAATGACCTTTAGAACCTTGTACTGAAACATTAAAACCATCTTTACAAAAAATTCTATTTCTTTGTTGATATTCTTTTCCGTCTTGAAAAGTAATTGCTATAAATTGTTTTACATTCATAATTACTAATTTTTAAATTGTTAATTTTTTACTTTGGTTTGTTCCTAAATAAAACTCCGTTACAAAGGCATCTGTATTAGCTTGTAGTTTAATTTCTTTTAACTTTGCTTTTGCTTTTTCTTCAAACAGAATTAAAGTATCAATAACTTGCTCTGTTGATTGACTTTCAAAAAGTACCGTCATCATTTTAGAAACTATAATTTCCTGGTCTGTTGGTTTTTCTTCGTTCCAAATATCCTTTACTTTTTGTAAGAATGTTCTTTTCGGTGCTAAATCTGAGATGTTATTTTTCATTTTATAAGGTTTTAATTAGTTTAAAAATTTGTTGCTCTACTTCTTTACGTTCCGACTTTGCTTTAAAGTGTTCATATTCCATAGAATTATCATTACTATAATGATATGCTTTTGTTTCCTTTTCAATACGTTTAAAATCTTCTCTTTTTTCGTTCAGTTTCTTAAGTGCTAAAAAATCTGTTTCGTTTACCTCTACGTTCATAATTAATAATTTGTATAAGTTAGTTCTAATTGATTAAAAACCTCGTTTGATAGGTTGGTTAGTGTTTTGCTGTTTTCGTTTGTTACGGTTACGGATTTAGGTGTTATTTTAATTCTTTCGTAATTCAGTTGTTCGTCATCTTCTCCGCCTATTTCATTCTTTTCGTATATCTCAATTTCAAAATTAAATGTCCCGTAATCGAATTCTTTAGAAGTTTCATATTCATAAATATAATATTTGTCTATTATTATTTCAATCTCTTTCTCGATTGCTTCTACTATTGTTTTTACCGATTGTTTCATAACTCACGTTGTTTTAGCATTTTATCTGCAAGTCCGTAAGACATTTTAGATATATGCTTTTCAATCAAATCAATATCTTGACCTTCATTTTCTGATTTTATTAAAGGAATTAAAGATTGCATTGCTGAATTAGCGAAATAATCTCTTAAAGTCATTCCTAATTCAATTGATTCAGTGTCTTTTGTTTCTGCTATTGGAAAAGCTTGCGGGTTTTTAAGTTCCATAATCTATATTTTTTTAGTTATTAATATGGTACAAATTTACACCTTTATTTTTAATACGCAAGTTTTTAAGTAAAAATATTTAAAAAATAATTATTTTACGTTTTTTGTTGCGTATTAAAATAATTAGAATTACCTTTGAAAAATAATATTTAAAACTAATTAATTATGGAAGCAAATGAATTAAGAATAGGGAATTATGTTTACTTATATAATCCAGAAAGTTGGGGAGATTATATAAATGAAGTAGTAAAAGTTGAAGCTATTGATTTACAAATTTCTGAAAAAGAAAAAACACATTGGAAAAATTCTTTTGGGAGTTTAAAATTGGTTTGTGATAAACAAGAATTTAACCAGTTTTCGGAATACGCAAAACCAATTCCATTAACGAAAGAACTGTATTACGAAGTTGAAAAACAATTAATAGGTAAAGGTTTTGAATATTCCCATTCAACAATAACAAATAGATTGTTTATATATGTTGGAATATTGACTATTGAGTTAGAATACGTCCACCAATTACAAAACTTATATTTCGCATTAACAAATGAAGAATTAACAATTAAACAAATAACAAATGAAAGAAATTAGAGAAATGTATTCCAGAGTAATGGATAAAGGAGAGTTTCAAAAGAACTTAGCTCCAAAGATTAACGTGTCGGCAAGTAGTATAAGTGATTATCTTACTAAAAAAGACGGTAAATTTAGAGATTGCCACATTGAAAAAGTAAAGCAATGTTTAACTATTCAATTGCAAATCGATGAAAAAGTTAAGGATATGAATGTAAAAGCGTGGAGTTTAATTTAAAATAAGTAGTTATGGACGATTATATTTTTGAAACAAAAGAACCATTAGCAACAAATGAAATTACAATGGAAGTGTTTCTAAATGATTATTTCTATGAAGTTTTTGATAGTGAATCTCAAGTAATAAAAGATGATGGAACTTTTGTTGAAGTAAAAAGTGGTGATGGTATTTTATGGGGTTTACACGCATCTGGAAATGGTGATTTTGTAAGTCATAGAATTAGATTTGAACAACTAATAGAAGAAGCAACTAAAATAGATTGATTATGATTGATTTATACATACAAATATTGGAGCAATGTATTAACACTTTAAAACCAAACAAAATGAAATACGAAATTACAGAAGAACAGATTAAGGAATTAGCTAAAGGAAATGCAAAAGTTAAAAAAATGTTTCCTGAGGTTTTTGAAAATAAAAACGGATGGTATAAAGATAATTGTCTTTTTAACAAACATTGGTTAGGTTTTTATAAAGACAATGTTTTAATTTATGGTATTGGTGCTAATAAACAATGGTTTGAATCAAGCACGACAACTAATTCGAGTACAGAAATAAAAGCCCAATACTCGGAAGTATTAGAAGCTTTGACTAATGAAGCGAAGAAAAGAGGGTTTAAAGATGGCGCTCGCTTTATATCACCTAAAGAAAAGTGAGTTTTCTAATGCTGTTTTTTTATTCATAGTTTTATTTGTTTAAAAATTAAATTCTTTTGCTCGTTCCTCAATAACTTCATCATATCTGCCTTTATATTTTACATAATAAGCCTTTGTTCTATTGTCTATATAAGTTACTTCTGCATCTACTATTCT